GTTTGTGGCAACCCTGTTTGGTTCTGTGCTGGATTCGGATTACCACTTGCTGCCGGAGGTGCGTTCATCATTCCTTTATTACCTGTCAGCATTAACCATTCCATAATTTTCTGGGGATCTTCTTCAAAAGCAAAGCCCTTAAATGCCTTATACGAACTTCCCATAAGGTCTAACACTTGGCCCATAATATAATTTAAAACCATTGGCGTTTTTGGATTGGTAGCACCCATTTGTACTACCTTGCTTGCAATCATATCCCACATTTTCATTTTAAACTGCTTCCCTTCCTCGGTTTCCAACGCCTGCGTTACCGGCTTGAACTTGTCTTTCCTTTTGGGATTGTAAACATAAGCCTCCTGCCCCAATATTCCCTCTAATGTTTCAGGGAGCATGAAGTCATTTACAAGCATCAGGAGCATATTGTAAAACTCGGTAAATCCGATAAACTCAAAATTAAGATTCTTGAGTCCCATCCTGATAGTGGCACGTTGAGCGATAATCGAACCCATGGTAGCGGTTTCTCGCCTATCAGGTGAATCACCCATCGTTTGTGGTGAAGCCCCGGTAATCCGGTCAAATTGGTTCGATAACCCCTGGTGCATAACCATTGCCCCATTGGGATTATCCTGAATCTGAAACTCGGCTAAATCGTTCATGTCCTCAAGCATGGTTACTTCTTCGGAATGAACTTTGATTCTATCTGGTATCCCCGCCCACTTTTTCCCTTTAAAGAACGGCTTTGTCGCTAACGAAGTCCGGTAAAACGCCAAGTTAAAGTTGTCATTTATAGCCCCCTGCAACCCTACTAATGATTCACCATCACCAAATCCGGTATCCATCAGTTCATCAACGTAGCACAAGAACCTTACCGCAGGTATTTTACTATAAGGGGAAGCCTGATAGCGGATTAACACACTGCTTTTCCCATCGGTACTGTCCCATGAGGCGGTAGTCTGGATAAGGTCAACCAGTTCTGCCTTATCCAACTGTTTCCCGTCCTCATCAATTCCGGGCGATACCCTTACTAGTTTTCCCTTCTCATTCCGTTCATCGACAATCGCATACCCTTTGCCGTACCGCTCGTAGAGGGTAAAGGAAGGATACACCTCGTAAACGCTTTTCCCATCCTTTGACTGTCTTTCTTTCCTTGCCTTGGACTTTAAAAGGTCAAGGTTGAAATAGCCCATCTTCTCTTTATCGCTTTCCAACTCATCAATGCTTACATTGTCAGCACGAAATATTATGTATTTCTTGTCAGAAAGGACATAAGTGAACTCAGGTGAGAAGAACACATCTTTATTCGGGTAGAAATCGAAATCCGGTCTGTCTTCAATAACTACATCACCATATTGGGGAACTTCAACCTGTTGAACTGCCGGTTCCTGATAATCAGGGTCAGTAAAAACAGCCCCGTCAATATCAAGATAATTACCCATTTCATCTTTGACGTAATCCTCTCTTGCTTCGTATCCGGTAATCTGCTGTTCAACTTTCTGCCGATAACTTCCCTTGATTATTCCATATCCTTTAGTGAAAACCGCCATCATCAGGCGAACTGTCTTGTGATAAAAATGCAGGTCCGGGTCATTAAGGATAGTATTTAATAATTTCTTGCTTGCTTTCGATTCGGCAACATCTTTCGGGTTATCTGATTCAAGGTAAACATCAACGTAATCCCTGCTTCCAAAGAACTGTGAGCAGAAACTTCCGATCTGTGTGAGCAACCTTGCCAGAAATTCGGGGATATAGACGTTAAATTCATCGTCAAACTGCTTCTTCTTCCGCACACAATGAACCATGTCATAGTATTCATCATTATGCCGGTTCACTTCGTCAAGGTTCTGAGTTGCGGTTGCGAGTTCCTTGTCTAAAATGCTCTTAATCTGCGTTTCGACTTCCGGCTGAATACCTGAATCAGATTTAATCTCTTTTTCTTTGGTAGGTTTCTTCTTGGTAAACTTGTTCATCTATACCCTTCCAGAAAATAATCGTTGCCCCTCATAGACACTTGGGGTGGAAGTATAAAATACCGGATTTAGATTGCCCAAAAACTCCATGTTCCGGCAGAAATCCGACCATTTCTGAATCATTTTTCTATCGTCATGGGTGGAACGGGCGGCTTCGGTCTTGTAGTCAACTGTTCTCCAATTCCTGAAATGTTCAATGTTCTCCCTGCAATTCTCAAAGAACCATAATGTCGGCAGATAATCGCCAAACCGTGGGTCTTTCTCTCCATCCGTCCTCTTATTGTTGAACGGAACTTCACATTTTAGAGAATTTTTTAACCACAATTTGACATTCATCCTGCCCTGTTCGTTCTTCGTGTCCGCTTCCTGACACCTTCTTAAACCCCTATCTCCCCTTGAGATGTCCTCAAACATGGAATAACCGCTATTGGGCTGTTTCATCTTCGCCAAGGGGTCAATCAGGGTCTTTCGGTTTAATTCATCTTCCTCTGGAACCAGCGACCTTCGCTTAATATCATCCCTCAATTCAAAGGTGGTTACGTTATCATGGGAAGCTACCCACTCATTCCAGATGAACCTTTCATTCTCCGGGGAAATAGCGCACCAGGTAACGTACCATGGCTTATTTGGATGATAGTCAATCACCCGGTAATGCCAGAAAGTTTTAAACAGCGTTTCGCTAAAACATTTATCAACCTTTATCTTGTGGGTATTGACATCAAATGACTTATATATCTGCCCGGAAACCTGCTTAAATACCCCGTAACGCCTCATAGCTAAGTCATCGGGGTCAACTATGTTTTCAAATATCCTCTCAATCGTCCCCTTATCAAGAATCGGGTTATCATCCGTAGCCCAACAGAAGCACTCAATATCAGTGTCATTATTAAAATCCTCGACAAGAGGAAACCCGTACATATCGCAAATCGTTTTACTGCGGAAAATACGCCTTGCCCTTCGCCAAATCTGGTCATAAGTCCAATCCAATCCCCGAACAGGGGTTAATCCGATATTGGTATCTCCATGCCTTGCAAGCAACCGCATCTGGTTTTCGTCATATTTCATCTTCTCCAATTCTTCGTCTATATACAGGGCTTGCCTCTGGACCGACATGAAGGCATCAATTTCCTGCTGAGAAGACATAAACTCAACCTGATAATCCTGACCTGCTCCCGTAGGATTTTTTACCGTCATAATCGCAGGTGGATGAGTCGTTATATCCCGTTTTATCTGCTCGTAAGGGAATAACCGTTTGAACTCGACATACTGCTGATTTAAGGCATCCTCATTCCCTTTAGGCTGGACCTTGGATATAAGCCGGATAGGGGCTTCAATCTTGTTTCTCCATGCAACCGGATGAATCCCCAACAACCGCAAACATAAATCATAAACGTGACTTGAGGTTTTCCCTGCCTGATTTCCGCTGAACGTACACCGTGTCTTCGACTCCGAATTAATGAACTGCATTATTGTCGGATGAACGATATAATTCGTCAGTGGCGTAAACTGTGAATAGTCTAATGCGGTGGAGTCAGCTTCAAACAATAGTCATTACCCCTGAATGTAAATCTCGATTTCACCAATCTTGCTGTCCCCGGCATTGGCTATCGAAAGAGTTATCTCACCATCTACCCATATCGGAGGATCGGGAATATACTGTTCCGTTATAGTCGCACTCCGGTCTGCCAAGTTACCCGAACAAATATCAATTCCGTCTTTGTCATAAAGGTAAATGTCATAAGAAGCCGTTGGAGCCGTAGCCCCGGGATTCGTCACAATCTTGACTATATTGCCCTTTAACTTGACCACTCCCCTTGCATGAGCAGGGTTGTCGGTAGAGTATTTAGCCGCCAAAGCGTAACTTACCGTTCCGTCTGTCGCCGCTTTCCATGCCAGATTTATCCGTCCCGGTTTAGCGGAAACATTGTCAGACCAGTTTAAAAGTCCGTTAGTGGATGTGATGACCAAAGCCTGTGCCATATCGTTCTCCTAACTCAATGAAATTATCTTCTGTTGCTCTATTTTGGGAACCTCAACGCTCCCATCAGGTAATGCGGTAAGGACACCGCAGTATTTACAAATCATAAAGGTAGCCACTTTCTGCCCCGTAGGAGTGACCACCACCGGGAATATACAGGCAACCGCTTCACCTTTATTTAACGTCTTGCGACAAGCTCCGCAGGTATGGACTATCTCGTCGTTCCTTATTGGTTCCTTCTTTTCTTCCATTGTTTCCTTTCTTAGTGACAATAAAAAAGCCGAACAGAGTGTTTAACTCCATCCGGCCTGATTTTTTCAGTACCGCTATGTTATAAGTTTATTATTCTTTGTAATATGAATCTAAAATTTCCCTAAGTTTCTTTTTGTCTTTCGTGTCTTTAAATGCAAGGTCAATCAAATTAAAAAGACAATCATTTAAATCACCATATAACATGCTCATTGGTTTACTTCGGAAATTATCATCTCCAATAACATCCTTGACTATACCGAAAAGAAAATCTGTAATCTCATTATCTTTTTTAGGATCAGCATAAGTGCTTGGGAAATATCTGTGATTAAAAATAATATCACTAGCTTTTTGCATTACAGTTTAATGCTCTCCGTCTTCCTCAATAACATTATCTTCCCGGCTTCAAACCTAATTAACAGTTCACCGTAGAATTTCTTGCTTATCAGTTCTTTTATCAAAGTGAATAATTCTTCCATTATATATACGCACTCTTTTTACCGACCATCCGGTCAATGATCGTCTTGCCAAACCGCTTATTCTCCGAGTTCTCCCAGTCACGCCTCCATAAATGCTCCACAAACAACTGCTTCGACTTCTGGACACGACCGCTTAATAACCCTAGCTTAATATTCTCTTCCTGGCTTAACGCCCTCGGAATGTCATACCAGACCTCACCGCCAGCCTCGTAAACCTTTATACCCATCTGCTCAATCTGGTGAATGGTTTCAGCTACGCCAAGCATTACTTACAATACTCCTTAAAAAACTCACCTTTATAAGTTCCGTCTTTTTGTTTTATATATCTATACCCCATAGTGATAAACGGGAACTTCCCTGTCTGTAACGCCTCACCATAATCAGACATGGATTTAACCCACTCATCGTTTTCTTCTTTGCTTAATCTGGTGTAAGGCTTCTCAGTCATTACTTACAACCCTTCTTTACCTTGACACTGACCTTCTTGGGCTTACTCACCTTCAACTGCTTACCTTTAGGGAGAACCTTATCACCCTTAGCCATCTTATTGGCTATGTTGGGCTTGTCAATCCCCAACTTCACTTCCTTCTTACCCATGAAAATTTCCTTTACTTTTGATATTCAATTATAAATAATGCTTGTTATGGACAATTTTACCCCTTTGAATTTTTTACTTACTTTAATTTCATGAAGTCTTGTATCGGCATAATAACATCAATCAGCTTGTCCCAGGTGGGATCCATGTCTGCCATTTGGGATAACTTATCATTAACTGCTACCAACCCCATAGAGGTAAGCAAATTAACCACCTTGATAATTACCTCTGAAAACTGCTCGACATCAGATAACCCTCTCGCCTTCTCTAATGACTTAATAGCTAAATCAATACCTTCGCCAATGTTCATATTTTCCCTTTCAAAAATTTACCCCCTGAGTTTAGGGGCTTTAATATCTATCTACCATTCAAGAGTCGGCTCGCTCCCCCTGCCGTACCCTACCTACCCATCCAGACAATTTCCATGCCAGAAAAACTATGACTTTTTTGCATACTAATTTAAAAGTTATCATAATACTTCTTAGCAGACCTTACGAATCTTGC